CACGCGACGGACCGACACGACTATTGTTGGAAGAGACAGACATCTTGTCAACTGAGCGTACTGCGCGTATGTATACCATTGTCGGTCAATTTAGTTACCCTACTCTTTTGGTTTCTTTGTTAACAACTAGGGTGCTCGGCATGGAAAAAGGTTACGACCTCGCCAGTGTAGTTGCGTATTCACTTCAATTGTACCGACAATACCCACACTGGCGTACCATAGAGAATGATTTCGATTATTCACTTATGGTGCTTGCGCAATATGTGCTTGAGCGTTGTAAATCCTTGCGTAGGCGTCTCGTTATCAAGTGGTATATTCGTTGGTTTAACGGCATGGTTCGGGTGTTTGCATGGCTGTTAATCCTACCGCTGCGTCTCTGTCGTTGGATTGAGTCTTGTTGGCTCATCGTATATGTCTGTTCGACATTTCGGTCTATACGCGCCGGATATTGTAATCGTTTGCGCCCTATTCGTGAAGGAGCCTTTATTAATATCCGACCTGATGGCCGTAAAAACCGTCCAGGAATGGTTTACTGTTACGGCAATTTCATTCCTGGATATCAACCGCAATGTCATGAAGACTCCCAGGCTAGTGAAATTATATCTGTTCGGAATCGTGCTATCATGACGGTTCAACAATATGATACAGTATCGTGGGAATCTTTTATGCGGTGGTATCGACGTGAACAGCCTATACTTCTTCCTTACAAGGAAGTTTTGCCAGTTCCCTTTAAAGTATGGAATCGCCGTTTCCCTCATCCTAGGCAACTGCAACACATTCGTGCTTTGGCCAACATACGTAATGTAGGTGCTTCTAAGAGCAACTTACGCCTTTGGGCCAAACGTAAAGCCTTTGTCAAGAGGGAATTGCTCTTAGAAGATTTTGAGGAGAGCGACCCCCGCCTTATTCAAGGCATCTGCCCTGAGGCTAATGTACTCTTGGCTCCTTGGATCCTTTCTTTTTCTGATTACGTTAAAGATCTTTGGAGCCTGAGTACTAATACTGCTTTCGCCTGTGGGTATGATGCCTTGGTTTTAGGCTCGTGGATGAACGATAAGGAGAATCTACAGTTCGTTGAGAACGACTTTTCACGATTTGATTCATCGGTCCACGACTTGGCAATACAACTTGAGGAGGAAATCTACACTGCTTGTGGTCTGACAGGTGATGCCCTTAAAATGTTTCAACATCAACGTTTTACGTCTGGGTATACCAGTCACAATATACACTATGGTGTCCCCGCTACGAGAAAAAGCGGGGACCCGAACACTACCTTGGGTAATAGCATTATAAATATGCTTATGTCCAAGTATGTGTTTCAGTGTATAACCGGGGAACATTGGTCTAAAATACCTATACTAGTAGGGGGTGATGATTCTGTCATTGGGCTGAAGGTCAAGTGTTCTCGGCAGCTTATAGTGGACGAGTTTAGAAAGTTGGGTTTTATAGCAAAGCCTGTTTTAACTGTCTATCCCAATGTCACATTCTATAGTGCTCGATTTGTGCCCAGTGCTTCTGGTTTCATTTTGACTCCCAAGTTTGGTCGCACTTTAGCTAAGTGTGGCCACACTATTACCCGACAGGATGAGCCCATGAAATGGTTGAAAGGTATTGCAGTTGCTAACGCTAGCTTGCATGGACATGTTAACTTTTTGTACTCTTACTTTCGACATATTAAAGTATGTATCGAAGGCGATTACTTGGTGTGTAATCGACAGTTCAAATTGTTCACGTCACGTGTTTACTCACCTAGTGTTACACCTTTTATCAAATTCATGGTCCTAGTTTATGGTATAACATGCGAGGAATTACTCCAGCTTGAAGAATATTTATCCAACGTAAATGTCTGCGGGTCAATCCAGCATCTGGTTCTCACTAAAATTCTTCTGATTGATGTGGGAGAACCATTGCTTGGTGATTCTCTGGTGTAGTATTCATTGGACACACCTTTTTCCATTTTTAAGATTCTACTTTTCCTTATTTTCCTTTTCCACGTTACTGAAACAACACCCATGAGAATAATTCTAGCTACATGAGTCAAGCTCTTAGTTTAATTGGGAATGAGTTGAGTACTCGCAACCCACAACAACTTACTGAGCGTAACATGGCACTTAAACAATTGGCTGTAAACCTTGATAGAAAATTGACAAAACATCTCGATAATGTTCTTGATCGTGATGTTGATAAAATTGTACGTCAAGATCTGTATGGTCATCCAGATTCATCCCCTGTTTTAACAAGGCAGTTCTGGCAAGATTTAGCCAAAACTTTCACTTTGTCAAAACAAGATGTCTTGGATGCATATCAGCGTGCCAATGGTGCTCTGCCACGTCCCAGTTTCCAAGCTAATCGGCTTGCACTTAAGGCTCCCGTTGCCAAATCCGGTAACGCTTTAGCTATCGCTAAAACCTCACACCCACGAGAAATTATTAATCGCAACTTGTCTTCTAACTTTGGCAAGATGCTTAAAAAGAAGCAAGTTAAGAAACCCAAGTCGTCTAGCAAAATGATCATTGCTAAAGCTCCTGCCAGTCAATCCATGATTGTCAAGAATTCCCCTTACGTTTATCGTGGGGGCTCCGGGTTAACCGTTACTCATCGCGAGTATTTAGGTGATGTCTCCAGTACTGGTACCACATTTAATGTGGAGCAGTTTGCAGTCATTCAGCCAGGTGACCCGGAGAGCTTCCCATGGCTGAGTGCTATTGCTGGAAGATTTGAGAAGTATTCGTTGAAGAATTTGAAGGTGTCGTACGTTCCCACTTGTGCATCGACAACAGCTGGTTCCGTCATGCTTGCATTTGATCAAAATGCAGCTCGTACAGTGCCACA